AAAGAAAACGTCTTACTCTGTGACTAACCCAGACTCTCCTTCTCACCCAGCATACAGCTACTTTATAGAAAATGGCTCTGAGTCCAGAAGAGTCTTTTATTCTAAGACAGAGGATAACCCATTTCTACCAAGCTGGTATATTGAGTCTCTTCGTAAGACATTAGATAGTAAAATGGCCTTACGTATGCTGCAAGGCCAGTGGATAGAAATAAATCGAGATAATGTCTATTATGCGTATGAAGACGCTAACTGCTACAAAGACGAAACTTACAAGTATGACTATAGATACCCATTAGATATATTTATCGACTTCAACAACTCGAAGTCTGGAAAGCCAATGTCTATTGGAGCTGGCCAGTACATTAATGGTAAGTATCACTTAGCTAAGACTTGGGTTATTGCTGGTATGCGTACTCTAGATATGATGGACGAGCTAGTAAATGACGGAGTATTTGATTTACCTTTCCCATTGTTTCGCTTCTTTGGAGATGCGGCTGGTAGAGCTTCAGATACTCGAAGCAATAAACCAGACTGGGACTTGATAGAAAACTTCATAAGTAACTACAGACCAAAGAATAGACCAAGCCTAGAATTTGAAATAGAAGTACCGCAAGCTAACCCAGCAATTAAGGCAAGACATAACTTAGTAAACGCTCTTTGTAAAAATGACTTAGGGGAGACTAATTTATTTATCTACAAAGACGCTAAAGACTTGGCCAAAGGTCTACGACTTACCCAGTTAAAAGAAAATTCAAGACTGGTAGAAGACGATAGCCTTAGAGAGCAACATATAACTACAGCTCTGGGATACTATTGCTATAGAAACGATATGCTAACCAGAGATATAGCGGCTCTAGTCATATCGTAAAATACAAACTAATCTTTAATAGTTAAGGAGCATATATGATTAATTACCAGTTAACTTCTGATTTTGTAACGCAAATAGTAAAAGAGATAGAAAGCGAAGAAAATTTAAGACGTAAGCGTATAGCTTGGGATAGCGAGCAAGTTAAGACTGGTAAGCTTAAGGAGTATGTCGAAGCTAGAGTAAAGCAAATGTACCCAAAGACGTACCAAATGTATACAGTTACGGACTACAGCGTACTTAACAAGATAGTTAACAAGAAAGCTAAAGCATATAACGAAGCTCCGATTAGAAAAGTATCTGGAGACCAAGCCGCTTCAGAGATTTATCAAAACGTAGCTTCTCGCTATGGTCTTAATCAGGCCATGAAAGAGTTAGACGTACAGTTTAACCAGCATAAGCATGGCCTTATTGCTTGCTTTATGGACAGACAAGCTGGCCCAGTAGCTACTCCAAATTTATTCTGGAAATTTTTTGCATTAGCACCTTACGAGTATGACGTTATTAAGGACGACGACGGACAAGTTAAAGTCGTAGTTCTATCGTACCCAAGTAGCTATTCAATGATTAGTAATGGTGACGGATATAACTCGCTTATCGCTGAGTCTGGTAAAGCGGACGAAAATAAAAGAGAGCGTTTCTATTCTTTCTGGACGGACGCTGAGCATATCATGGTTAAAGTATCTGGCTCTGGTAAAGGTCGAGATAAAATGACTATTGAGTTTATGCCACCTTCTCCAGAAGCTAATGGTAGTAACCCATACGGAGTACTCCCTTTTGTCTACGTTCCAATGGACTACGACAAGAATTACCCTAACCCAAGTCCGCTACCTATGCAGACTGTAGAGTTTAATGCTCTCATGAGCGTTTACTTAACTTCGGCTAATATGCAAGTAGGGGTTTTAAAGATTACTCGACCAGAGAAGCAAAAACTAACCATTAGCTCTCACTCTCTCTATACAGCTATCGAAGCTCCACAGTCTTCTAGACCAGAAGATAAACCTACAGACGTAGAGTTTATTTCTCCACAGCCAAACATGGCTGGACATAAAGAAGCTATTACAACTTATCTTCAGTCTATCCTAGACGAGCAAGGCATTAGCGGCTCTCAGATTATTAATGCTAATCAAGAATTTTCCTCAGGTTTTGACAGACTCCTCTCTCAAAGTGACGTCCAGCAAATCATAGAAGAAAACCAGCAATTGTACTCTAAGGTCGAAGAAAAAATTTATTCAATTGTATCTAAACAATTAAGTTCGGTAGGCCAAAATACTCTCCCTTTAGAAGGTTTCCAAGTCATTTATCGTAAACCTAAAGTCATGATTAGCGATAAAGAGAAACTAGAAAATTTAAAGACCATGAAAGACTTAGGTTTATGGCCAGACTGGGAGCTTATCCAAATGTATGACCCTAACCTAAACGAAGACGAAGCCAAAGAAAAGCTAGTATCTATACAGCAATCTAAAGTAGAAATGGCTTCTATGTTTACAGACCCAAGTAAAGTCTTCAATGGTGCTCAAGTCGCATCTATTGTAGATATTTCTACGAAGGTAGGTACTGGGGAGATTACCTCTGAAGCTGGTATTAATATTCTTATTACTTCTTTTGGTATCCCAGAAGAGCAAGCTAGAGCTATGGTATCTAACCAGAGTACAGCTCAAGTAGGTATGTAATGCCTATTAGCTTAGACGACTTTAACTATACCTTTGAAGTACCCAAGATAGATAAAGTACCAGAGGATAAAAGAGAAGACGCTCTAAACGAAATTGCTGAGTACTTATTAGACTCTATTCTAGATTACGTGGGTAGCTCAAAAAGCCCAGTCTCAGGAGGTAGCTTTAAAAAGTCTCTATCTCCTGAATACGCAAAATTCTCTGGTAAGAAATCGGCTAACCTAGACCTTAATGGCGATATGCTTAACTCTCTTACTTTTATGATTAGTGACGAGTCTATTATGCTGGGTATCTTTGACGAAGACGAGATACCTAAAGCGTACAATCATAATGTAGGAGATACTTTACCGCAAAGGCAATTCCTACCAGACGAAGACCAAAAGTTTAAATCTGAAATACTCAGAGGAGTAGGACGCATACTAGAAGACTATCTAGATATGGAGGATTAAATGGCAAAGAATAAGCTAACCAAGGGACAGATAGAAAAGATTTTAAAAAGCGAAATAAAGAATATTCAAAAAAGTTTCAGGAAAGAATTAAAAGTCATAGGCATAAAAGACCAGATACTAGACCTAATAAAAAAAGGTATCTCCCCTGTAGCTGGAGCTATTGGTAGGTTTCAGAAGTACGCTCAGTCTTACATTGACGTTATCCAAGGTAAAGCAAGGTACATTAGTTTTAAATCTGGTAAGGTAGTTAGGATAGAGCCAGAGTATCATGGCGACCATAATAAGATTACCTATACAAAAAAAGGTAAAATCAGAAAAGGAGCTTTAAAAAAAGCTGGCTATGAAAAATTCCCTAAAGGCTTAGGAGTAGGAAAAAGAGTTTCTCCAGTTAACTTAAAAGTAAGTGGAAAGATGCATGACGGACTTAAGTATAACGTAGATACTGGAGAGCTTACAGCTCAGAGAGACGTAGACGGCTACAATCTATGGGATATACATAACGACGGAGTACCAGAAAAGAATATACCAGAAAGAAGACTATTGCCTACTCGTAACGGAGAGAGGTTTAATAGACGTATAGAGCAAAAAATAACCGAAGCTTTAGCTAGAGTACTAGGAGTCAAGTCTAGTAAGCTTAAGCGGTTTATGAAGGTTAAGTTTGATATAAAGCGGTAATGATTTGACAGTATGCAATTAAGCGTACTTAAATAATAGGAGAGTAATATGAGCGAAGGCTCTATTAATCAAGAAGGCGAAGGCCAAAATCAAACTAAAAATACTAATGAAGTAGACGCTGAGAGATTAGCTGCTACAAACGCTAGGCTTCTAAAAGAGTCTCAGGAGTACAAAGAGAAATATAAAAAAGCTCTTACTGAGAAAGAAGAAATTGAAGCTAAGAAACTTGCCGAGTCTGGAGATATTCAAGCTCAGCTAGAAGCGGAAAGAAAGAAAGCAGCTGCTTACCAAGCCGAGCTTAACAAGACTAAGAAGAAAGTAGTTACGCAAGCGGTTAAGGATAAAGTAGCGAAGTATGCTGGTGACGTTTATAAGATAGACGACCTAGTAAATAGACCAGAGCTAAAAGAATATTTGAAGCAAGGTCTAGACGAGGATAACTTAGATTTTAGCGACGACGTAGCTAAGCGTTTCGTCGAAGCTATTAAGAAAGATGCTCCTTATCTCTGGAAACAAGCTGGAGGAATTGGAGCTGCTACTGGTAGACCTAATGCGTCTTTCGGTACTAGCTCAGTAGATACTTCAAAGATGAGTCCTTCAGAGCTTAAAGAGTATATTAAAACGACTTTTAAATAATTAATTTCCGTTAGGAGGAAAATTTTATGGCAGACGCAATTATCGGAGCTTCTCAAACAGCTGCGACAAAAATGGCCCTTATTACTGAAATGGCCCAGAAAGAATTAAAAGCAGCGGCTATTTTCTCTAACTACTTTAACGACGTTTCAAACTACGCTCGTAAAGGAGTTAAATCAATTTCTTTCCCTAAGCTTGGCTCTTTCCAAGTAGGCGAGAGAGGCTCAGCTCAGACTTTAGATGCTCAATCTATTAGCTCTAGTGTTGATACTCTAGACCTTAATGTACCAGCTTACATTAAATGGATTGTAGACCCGAATGATGAAATTCAATCTACTCTAGACTGGGAGCTTGAAACTCTTTCTAGGGCTGCTTCAGCTCATGGCCGTTATTTCGACCAAAAGCTTAAAGAAGTAGTTATCGCTGAAGCTCACGAAGTAGCAGCTCAAGGCGGTATCGACAGAGATAAAATCTTAGAAATGAGAGAGTATCTTAAAAAGAATGAAGCTAACATGAATGAAGTAACTCTTTTTGTAGCTGCTTCTGAAATGACTAACCTTCTTAAAATTGAAGAGTTTTCTAAAGCAGACGTTTACGGCTCTCCAGTTACTCAAACTGGCCTTCTTGGTCGAGTTTTTGGTATCCCAGTCGTAGAAACTAACGCTCTAGAAGACGGCGAGTTTTTCATGGCGGAAAAAGGTGCTATCTCTTACGGCTTTCAGCGTAACCCAGCTGTAGGAGAGGAGCCAGCTATCGACTTCGGCGTAGGCTGCCTTAAAAAAGCCATGGATTGTTTATATGGGATGAAGGCCGTTCAAATTGGTATGGGTCAAGCTCTACCGAACAAATCTCCATTAATGATTAAGTTTAAAGCTTAATTAAAAATTTAAGCGAGGTAGTCACTTAAAACGTGGCTATCTCGTTTTTGTATTAAGAGAAGCATGGAACAATTATTTCCAAATTTTATTGAAGACTCTAGCAGCGAAGGTCTACGTACTAGAATGGCCGAAGTCTCTTTAAAGCGTGGAGGTACTGTTAACTTCTTCTCTGTTTATTTTGATACTAATACTAAAAAGCATATAGCTTGGTATCACGATAAACCAGAAAACATATTGGCCGATCAATACAGCAAGATTAAGGCTACAAATGAAAACAGACCTAAAAAGTAGAGAGTACGAGAAGTTTAGAAATAAGCCAGAAGGCAAAACTTCAGTAGCTACTATCATAGAAAACGAAACTCCGATTAATGTATCTAACGCTGGAGTAGACTGGGACAAAATCGAAACTACTTTCCCAGCTGTTAACCAAGAAATTTATACCTACAAAAAAGATAACGATATAGTTCAAATAGTAACTATTACTTACGAAGACAGTAAAAAGCATACTATTATCGACATTAGCAAGGTACGGCCTTAAATGAGCTGGAGATTTGACCCTCTAATTTGTGACCTAGTTTGGTCTGGAGGAGTCATGACCATAATGGAGTTAGCGGAGGTAGATATGGGCGACCAAGAAACCTCGGACTTGCTAATTGATATTGGATTAAGAGAGAATAGTACGGCAAGCATAGACCAAGGCTTAAGGGTAATAGATGGCGATATTTAAAGTCCCAAAGATAACGACTGAGCAAAGAGCAAGCTTAGTACTCGGACTCTCCGAGGTAGTAATGGACGTTAACCAAAATGTCTTCTATGGAGGAGACGGAGTTACTCTAGGAGGTTTCCCTCTAGGAGCTGGAGCTACATTAACAGTAGAAACTATAACTATTACTCAGCAAATGATACAAGAAAAAAAACTTACTCTACAGAGACCGCCTTTATATCCTTCTAAAGTACAACTAGATTTCGTCGGAGGTATACCGCAGCTTAATGGTATAGATTACGAAATAATTTCTGGAAACGTATTGTCATGGGATAGCAAAGGCCTAGATAATTTCATAGAAGAAAACGACGTGGTCATAATCTCTTATTAAGGAGGATTAAATGGCTCAGCAAATTAAAAAGAAATTTTTAAGCCCAGAACTAATCTCGCAAGTAGATAGTCTGGAGCAAAACGTAACGGCTTTACAAACTAGTAAAGCTGATAAGAGTTATGTAGACCAAAAAGACGCAGCATTAGCTTCTGACATTTCAGACTTAGAAGGAGTCGTACAAGGTAATTTCGACCTTCAGCAATCTGATATAGATGGACTTCGTAGCGACGTAGACGCTAACTCTTCAGCTATCTCTAGCGAGGTTTCAGCTCGTCAAGCTGCGGACGCAAGCTTACAGTCTCAGATTAATAATTTACTTTCAAACGTAGACCCAGCTTCTTTAGATTCTCTATCTGAAGTAGTAGCTGCTTTTGAAGCCGCTGATAGTAACTTAAATAACGCTATTAGCTCTTTAGCTTCTTCAGCTTCTTCAGCTCTTCAATCTGAGCAATCGGCTAGAATTGCAGCCGACCAAGCTTTACAAGGTGAAATAGATGCCGAAGAGCAAGCTAGGGCCGCAGCCGATAGTACTTTGCAAAATAATATTCAATCTGAAGCTGAAGCACGTATCGCAGCCGACGCTCTTAAAGTTAACAAGTCTGGAGATACTTTAACTGGGTCTCTTTATTGGATGGGCCAAGAAGGAGACGCTACTTGGCGGTCTTTGTATGAGGCTACATTAGATAAAGAAGGTCTAAGCGTTTACTCAGATACTCAAGTACCAGACCCTAACGACGTTACTGGTTTTACTGCTACTGAGAGATATAACTTATGGGCGAAGTATGGCTCTATCTCAGCTCAAAAAGACGACGTAAATGGCCCTTCAGGTTTTAAGTCATTTAACCTAAACCTAGACGGCTCTGGTATTACTTCAACTAGGACTGTATACGTAGACGGAGTTTCTACATACGTTCCTAATATGCCGACTAAAGACGAGCAGTTAGTTGTTAAAAAGTTTGTAGACGATAAAATCGTAGAGGCTAAAGCTTATACTGATTCTCAAATCGCAGCTATTCCTCCAGTAGATTTATCTTCTTATGAAACTATCTCTAACGTAGATTCTAAAGACGCTGCTAACTTGGTAGAGGCGAAAGCTTATACAGACCTAAAAATCTCTCAAATTCCAGCTGTAGACTTGTCTGGTTATTACTCAAAATCTGAAGTAGATGCTAAAGACGCTGTACTTGCTTCAGATATTTCAGACCTAGAAGTTTACGCTCAGGAAATCAGAGTAGACCATGATGACCTAGATGCTTACGCTCAAGACATTAGAAGCGACGTAGACGGCCATGAGTCACGTATCGCAGTACTCGAAGCTAAGACAGACGGCCCTTCTTTCGCAGACGAGCATAAGCTTATGTCTGAACAGCCTAGCCTTGCTTACCTTGACCTTAACGTACAAGTTAAAAAGATTATGAGCTGTGCAGTTGGTAGAGCCATGATTCATGAGTCAATCGACTTTACTGTATCTACAGTAAATGGAAAAACTCGTCTTACTTTTATCGGCTCTCTAGTTAACCCTACAGGCGAAGAAGCTATCGATGCTACCGATATGGTACACGTAGTTTACGCTTACTAACTTTTTTGGAGGGATTAATTTATGGCTATTTTATATGTTAAAAAAGACGGCTCTGGAAACTCTACGACTATTCAAGGAGCTATTCAGGCCGCAGCAATTGGAGATACTGTACAGATTGAAGCTGGTACTTTTGATGAAAATATAGACCTCTGGAAAGGTGTTAACCTAGTCGGAGCTGGTATGACTCAAACTATTATTACTGGTAATAATAGAACAGCTCCAGCTTCTAAGACTTTCACTTGGGCCTTAGGTGCTACGACTCTAACCGCTACAGCTGGACAAGATTTATCTGGCTACGAAATTGGCCGTATAGTAACGGCTTCAGGTATCCCATCCAATAGTAGACTGGTAAGTAAGACGAGTACGACTATCACTATATCAGCCGCTACTACGGCAGCCGCTACAACGGCTAGAGCTGTGGCTCAAGCTGTATCTGGAGACGCTACTATTAGAGTACGTGGAGGTACTGGGTCTATTAAGGATATGAAAATTGTCGGCTTCGATAACGCTAACCCAGCTACAGAGTACGCAGCAATTTACCTACGTAATACTGGCCTAGGTAGTAACCCAGCTAACGGCTGGGAAATTTCATACTGTGAAATTCAGGCAGCTGGAGAGTACGCTATATTAACGGACTCGGCTGCTGGATTAGGTAATTTTAATATTCACCATAATAAAATTACTGGACAGACTTTCGTAGGAGCTAACCCAGCTTCAGGAAACCAGTTCTCTGTATGGAACGTACCTAGACAGTTAGTAGTGGTACAAGGAGTTAATACAGGAGTTAACAAATTCGAGAATAACGAAATCTCTGGTATTACTGGAGGTGTTACTACTCTCGGAGTTAACAGCTGGAATAACGCAGTTACTTTTGACCCTATCGGCTCTATCGTTCAAAACAATTTTTTCAATGGTACTTATGGTACTGGAGTAGCTCTACGCTGTAGAGGTCTTAACTCTACTGTATTGAACAATAAAAACATGGGGCCATTAAACGCTGGTTTCTACTTACTACCAAACTGGGCCACAGCTACGGCTATCTCAGTAGGTACAATGGTATTAAGTTCAGCTAAGTACTATGTCTGTACTCAAGCCCATACTTCAGACGCTACTAACGCTCCGACTGGTGCGTCAGGTGCTTCTTATTGGTCTGAGATTACTCTAGAGCAAGTTAACGCTTCTGGTACTTTTGGTATCTATATCCAAGACATTGGTACTAACTTGTCTGGTATTGACCCATTAATCACTATGTCGCAAGCTTCAGCTGGAGCTAAAGTACAAATCTCTTTCGACAAAGGTATTTTAAAATTAATTCCTTCGGTCGCTGGAGACGCTACTTTTTCTCAAGAAGCTAACTGGCAAATGGTCGGTATTATCTTAAAGCATGAGTCTTCAGCTAAGCGTATGACTTCTGGCTTTAAAGATTTTGCTGCTACTAGAAGTATGAAGTTAGGAGGAGGTTTATCGGGTGAGAAGTTTATGCTTCATAAAATCATTCTTTCAAACGCTTCTAAACAGCTTTTAGTAGTTAAACGCTCAGAGGTCGAAGACCCTACTAACTACGATATTACTCTTAAGTAATAGGTAACTGGGAGAGGTTTCGGCCTCTCCCTTTTTTGCAAAGGTAAATTATGCTTAAAGTATTTTTTAACGGATTAGACATTTCGAGAGAGCAATCAAGATACGAGTATCTACCAAGCGAAATCGACTTTTCAGAAGGAGAGCTTACAATCGGATACTATAAACCTATAAATTCTTTGTATGTTAATCTTTTAAAAAATAATCACGATAGAAATTTAAGCATTAAGTACTTCAATGGTATTAACTGGGAGGAGGTTTCTCAGTTAAAAGATATGAGTTTTAGTTTTAAAAACTCTGGCTTTATTAATTGGAAACTTAATCAAGTAAACGAGAAGAAATCTACCTTAAATGGTACTGAAGGATATTGGTATAAAATTAACTGTACTGGTAGTCATGCAGTTACATTTAGAGGTATCTCTATGGTCTTTTCAGACGACTTTGACCTAGTAGCTGCTTATCCTTCAATTATGAATCATTTACCAGAGGGACAAGAAAGCTTTATACGTTTCCACGAAGAAGCCGCTAAAGATATTATTAACGACCTTCGACGTACTGGTATTGTAGTAGAAAATAAACTACTCGATACTCAGAAAAGAAAGAAGCTAGACGTTTTCGACCTTATGGACATTGAAGAAGTAAGAGAAGCCGCTAAGTATTTTACACTTTCTAAAATCTTTGGCTGGCTATCAGACGCTCCTAGCGATAAATGGCAATTACTAGAAGCTAAGTACGAAGCTGAAGCGGCTGGGTCTTTGACTCCGCTGATTACTGTAGACGAAAATGATAATGGACTACTAGAAGACGGAGAAATACAAGCTCCTCAAAATGTAGTTTACGTGGGTAGATTATGAGCGTTATCGGAGAAATTTTACAGTCCATAGAAGAAAAGGTTAACGAGCTTATCCCTTCATATAAGCAAATGCCTTTCGTCTATAACTTGGAATTAAACGACCGCCTACAGGAAAAGAATTACGCTATCCAATTAGGTAATGCTAATACAATAAACGGAACTAATCGGGCCGTAACTTTTGACCATAATATAGATTTGATTTTATGCCAGAAGTACTCTCCGAAGAAAGGTTACGGAGACAAAGACCTTAGAGATAAAATAGCTGAAATAAGCGGAGACTTAGAGCTAGTCTACAAAGAGCTATATAGGAGACCGCTATCTATTCCTAGTGCGTCGCTTCTAGTTATTGCTCCGCTAGACTTATCAGCTCCAGATATAGATAATGATAATAACTTAGTTACCATAAGCTTAACCCTAGCCGTTAAGTACCGAGTAGCGACTTAATAAGGAGTTTATAAAATGAGTTTCGTAATTAAAGGCCGTAGCTCTGTATTTCTAAAAGAAGAAAATACAGAGGGTCAATTTAACCCTCCGACAAATGCTTTAGATGCTATCGAAGTACTAGACGACTTCGCTGGTTTTGAATATTCCAGAGATACTATCGAGAGAGCCGTACTTAGCTCTACTGTAGAGTCTTCAGCTCCTAGAGCTGGTCTACCAAACGTAGCTGGTAATTTGCCGACTGAGTTTAAGGCCGCAGCCGTAGAGGGACAAGCTCCACGCTCGGACGTGCTTTTAAAATCTCTTTTAGGTGGTAAGCGTAGTCTTGCTTCAGCTATTGAGTTAGAAGCTGGTAGCTCTGAGACTGTATTACTTCTTAATGATGCGGACGCTAATAAAATTAAAGTAGGCGACTGTATCTTAGTTAAAATGCCAAATAAGCATACTGTAAGACCAGTAAAAGAAGTTTCTAATACACTTGGAAACGTATCTGTAACTCTAGCTATCGCTCTACCAGAAGCTCCAGCTTTAGGAGTAGAAATTGCTCCTTTGACTACATACTATTTTGAAGAGTCCGACTCTTCTTTTTCTGTATCAGCTGAGTTAGGAGGAGAAATTACTGAGCAAGCTAAAGGCTGTAAAGTAGAGTCCGCTGAAATCTCTAACTGGACTACTGGACAAATACCGCAAATTTCTTTCGCTGTTAAAGCTCTAGGTCTTGATAAAGTAGACTCGGTCTCTGGTATTACTCCAGACTTTTCAGCTGAGCCACAGCCTCCAGTAGCTTTAGACGCCTGTGCGTATATCGACGGAGTCGAAGTAGATTATAACGAGTTTGGTCTTACTATTGGTAATACTCTAAATGACATTTTATCGGCTTGCTCTTCTCAAGGTAAAATCGCTTCTAGAAATACTAAGCTTTTAGTATCTGGGTCTATTAACCCTTATATGAAAGGCGACGACGTTTCTAGATTTGCTAAGTTTAACAGCTCTGCTCCTGTATCTATTTTCGTTCATATCTCTAACCCAAGCGACGTAGCTGGAGAGATTAAAAACGTAGCAGCTATCTATCTACCTAAAGTAACTCTTACTTCATTAACTAATGGAGACCAAGACGGAGTACTTACGGACGATATGGAGTTTCAAGCTTCAAAAACTCAAGGTAACGATACTATTTTCATAAGCTTTATCTAGTCTTTTTCTATCCTTTTGGGATTAGATATTGAATGGCCCTACTGTATAGTAGGGTCTTTTCTTTTTGTCATAAACTTAGATAAGATTGTTATACACTTAAAAGGAGTATCTATGAAAATTCTAAGAACGACTGATATTATCACGCTTACCCATGAAGGTATCGAGGTAGACTTTTCTCCAATGCGATACGATAAGTCTTTAGAGGTAGCTAATGCTGTTAAGATAGACTCAGGAAATACTATTATAGATATGGCAAAACAAACGGCCATGCTAGTAAAGTATGCGGTAAAGGCAGTACGTGGAATTAAAGATTACTCAGAAAACGAAATCATTATTAAACCGCTTGCTTCTGGAGAGTTATCAGAAGACGACGTGTCTACTGTTATTTCCGTACTCAGTAAAACTCCTTTTATTGCTCCTATCTCTTACATTTCGACTTCATGCTTACCTAAAGAGTTTGAGGGAGTAGAAATTAAAATAAACGGAAAGGTAGTAGAGCTGGGAAAGTAGAAACTGCTACAGTCTTAGAATGGCTCATAGATGAGATAAGAGCTAGTAGTAGTCTTACATGGTCGGACTCTATCGAAGTAGTAGCTACTCATTACATGGTATCTAATGCAAATTTTAATTGTACCTTATGTAAAGCTAAACACGTAGAGTCCAGACGTAATTCTATGAAAGGCTGTAGTAAGCCGTTAGATAGATCAATAGCTAAATGGAAAGATAAAATATTTTTCTATAGGTGTCCTTCTAACTTTTACTCTTCTCTGGTCGCTGATTTAATGGGTCATGCTAGGCATTTAGAGAATGGCTTGTTACCATATCAGGGAGGTCTATTCGACCAGCCAGCTAAACTAATAGAGCTGTATAATTTCATTAACTCGCTCAGGTTAGACGACGAAGTAGCAAGGTTAAAGAAAGAAGCTCAGGAGTATAAGAAATGGCCCAAGAAAACATAATTACGATACAGATAGCAGCTGGTACTGATGAGCTAATTAAAGCTTTCGGAGATGCTGATAAAGCGTCTGTAAAATTCTCAGCTAATATCGTTAAGAATATTGCTCCTATCAAAACAGCTTCAGAGGAGGCTTCTAGCTCTATTAAAGACGGCTTTAAAGATGCTTTTAACTCTATTGGTAAAGGAGTAGCGATAGGTAATATCGTATCCGATACAATCAAAGGAGCATTTTCAGCTGTAGTAGATTTTGCTAAAGGTAGTGTTAACGCTGCGGCCGAGCAAGAAGCGGCTTTAAACAGATTATCCCAAGCTCTTAGAGCTTCAGGAGATTTTAGCGTAGCTACTGTAAGAGACTTTGAAGCGTTTGCTTCAGCTCTTCAGTCTACCTCTGTATATGGTGACGAAGTTATTATAGGCCAGTTAGCTATAGCCAAGTCCTTCGGTACTACTAACGAGCAAGCTAAGCAGTTAGTAACAGCGGCCGCTAACCTAGCCGCCACTTTCGGAGGCTCGCTAGATGAAAACGTACAGAGATTAGCTAAGACTCTAGACGGAACGGCTGGAAAGCTTAACGAACAGATACCAGCATTAAGAGGATTAACAGCTGAGCAATTAAGAGCTGGAGCGGCTATTGAAGTAGTTAATAGTAAATTTTCTGGAGCAAGCCAAAACGAAATCGAAAGCTACGCTGGAAAGCTAACCCAGACGAAAAACGCTTTATCAGATTTTCAAGAAGAGCTTGGAGCGTTTGTAACTAAGTCTAGTGTAACGTCATTCTTTTTAAGAGTTACTACTGGATTATTTCAAGAATTAACTCAGGAGTTAGTAAACTCTAGAGTAGAGCAAGAAAGAGCAAATGGTACTTATGTAGAAACCGAAAGCTCTTTAAATAGCCTAGCCGAAAAGTATGCAAGCGTTAAAGATGAAATCGAAAAATATCAAGCTGTGATAACTAAAGATGCTGATAAAGGTTTACTAGATTCTCTTTTCTCATTTGATAATGCTCCTTTAGCTAAGGAGAAAGTGCAATTATTAACAGCCGAACTTGCTAAATTAGACGCTCAAATAAAAAAAGCTTCTGAGCAAGTAGCTAACCAACCAGCAATTAGTAATGGTACGACTGGTGGGAAAAATAATGATACTCGTACCCAATCAGAAAAAGACGAAGCTAGTAAAATAATAGCTGAAAGGGAAGCATTACAGTCTCAGCTCATTTCTATGCAAGCTGAGTACGACGCTTACGAAGCTAATTTAAAACTACAAAAAGATACTTTAACAGCTGAAGAAAGAGCTACTGAGTACCAAAATCTTTTAACATTTGAGCAGAATAAAATTGAAGCCATTAGGGCCGCTGAACTTGAAAAGGCTAAACTGATTAAAGACTCTGGACTTCAAAAAGCTACCGAAGACCAGATTAATTTAAAAGCTGATTTGGCAAGACAGAAAACTTTTATAGACAATAAGACTCGCTTCGAGAAGGAGCGTACTGCTATGGAGAGACAAGAAAATCAAACTCGTCTACAAATAGCAAGTAACTTTATCCAAGCTGGGTTAGCTTTAACTAAAGAAGGCTCTTTGGCCCAAAAGGCTTTAGCAATTACTCAGGCGACTATATCTACTTATCAAGGTGCAGCTAACGCATTAGCGGATACTAGACCAGCTACCTTAGGGCCAGCTGTGGCGGCTTCTATTATTGCTGTAGGTCTAGCTAACGTAGCTCGTATCTCTGGAGCGAAATTTGCTGAAGGTGGTATCGTAGGCGGTAACTCATATACAGGAGATAAAGTACCAGCTCTTCTTAACAGTAGAGAAATGGTCTTTAATCTTGACCAGCAAAAAGAGCTTTATAATATCGCTAAAGGAAACGGAGGCGGTGGCCAAGCTATGATAGACGCTATTAGGGAAATCGTATCAGAGCTTAAATCTACTCCGATTATTATTGAAGCAAATTCGAGAGAAATTGGTAGACTTGTTAGAGACGAACAAAGAAACGGCTTCGAGGTCTTCGCATGATTACAAATCAAATCTTTCTATATGATAATCTGGTTAAGAAATCTACCATAATTACCAATACAGAAAACGCTCAATTTCCAGCTGATAATATCAAAGACGATAGACGCTCAAAGGTTTATCGCTCTACTGGTAATACAGCTCAAGTCGTTTTTGACTTTGGAATAGCTAGAGACGTTAATACTTTCGCTATTGTTAGTAGCTCTTTAGACTCATTTGGTTTTACTGATTTAACTCTAGAGTTTAATACATCTGATACTTGGGATTCTCCTATTTACTCAGAGCCAATAAGTTTTTCAATGATACATGGATTCGGGTATGTCGTACTTCCAGAGACTATTAACCTTAGATTTGCTAGACTCGTAGCTACTAATACCGCTGGCTACTGTGAAATTGGAAAAGTCTTTTTCGGAGTATATGCCGAAATTGGACAATTATCTTTTGAGTATCCAATAGCTTTCAGACAAAACAATAACGCTATCATTACAAAGAATAGATTAGGTCAAAGATTTGTAGATGAAATTAATACTCAGAAAGAAATCTCTGGTAACATTTCTACAATGACTAAAGAGGAGTTTTCTCCTCTCCTAGATATTTTAGACTATTGCTCTGTAACAATACCTCTATGGTTAATCTTTCCAGAAGGTAACATTACAGAGGATAACCAGCGTCTTAATGGTTACTACTATCTTAAAGACGAGCCTTTAATGAGATTTGAGGTAGGTAACTACTGGAGCGTTACTCTAAATTTAGAGGAGGCTACGTGACAAGAATAGCGGCCGATCAATTAATTTCTAATCTATCTCAGACCATTAAGCTTTATAGGGATATGTCTTTAGCTGGTATTAGGACGAAGCTTTACTTTCATAACCTACCAGCTGGGACTTTCTATTTTAATATCTACAAAGACGCTCAAAAGATTTACTCATACTCTTTCGACTCGTTAGCAGCTAAGCAAGCTATAGATACTCCTTACTCTTACTTCTGGGTAGACCTAGCTCTAGCTGGTAACTTAAACCTAGAGCAAGGCCAGTACTCCATAGTTTTAGAAAGCTGGGGATATACCTTTAGCGAAGACTCATTTATTGGCTGGGTAAAAGACTTTAACCTATCTGGGGATATTATCGGAGAGCCTTCGGACTTTTCAGAGTATCCTTTTAGCTTTAAGCTAGTAGAGTATGGAGATAGAGAGGTAGCTATATGAGCATAAAAATCATTACAGTATCAGACGGCTACGGCTCAGCTACAGCTCCTAGTATTGTAGACGTGTCTGGCTCTCAAGTTTTTCATATTACTTTAACGCTCGACGACGTAGTGCGTGGTTATGTTACTCTCCCTACTATCCCAGCTGCTCCTCAAAATTGTATCCTATGCTGGGAAGGAGTTAACCAGAAGTATCTTACAGATTTTGATATTACAGGTATTAGGTTAAACTTTTTACCAAGACTAAAAGAGCAATTACTAATAGATGATTTTTTAACTTTATATTATCAGTAAACGAGGAAATAACTTATGGCCCAAATTACTACGAGAGGTCTCCAAAACGATAGCGTAACTGGAGCAAAACTAAGACTAAATAACGCTGAAGCTTTCAGAGCTAGAAATGCTGCCAATAATGCAGACGTTTCTCTATTCAACTTGAATAGCTCTAATGAATGGATTTTCACTCAGCTTCCAAAATATAACGGCTCAAATATCGCTACAGAGCTTTTCGTAACAAACGCTTACCTAGCTATCTCTCAGAAGGGAGTCGCTAACGGAGTCGCTTCTCTAGACGCTACTGGTAAAGTACCAAGCGACCAATTACCTTCTTTCGTAGACGACGTTTTGGAGTATGCTAACCTAGCAGCTTTCCCAGCTACAGGAGAGGCTGGTAAAATTTACGTCGCTATTGATACTAAAAAAGTTTATCGCTGGAGCGGCTCAGCTTATATTGAAATCTCTCCTTCTGAAGTTAACTCTGTTAACGGACAAACTGGAGTAGTTACTCTAACGACTTCAAACATTACTGAAGGTACAAATCTATATTATACTTCAGCTCGTTTCGATACTGCTTTTTCTGGTAAATCTACTACTAACTTAAGCGAGGGTACTAACCTTTATTTTACAGACGCTAGAGCTAAGACGGCCGCTGTAGTTAACTCTATGGCTGGCACTCAGACAGACCAAGCTCCTTCTGTAGCTTCAGTTAAGACGTATGTAGATAGCGTATCCGCTAATATCGCTGTAGAAACTTTTACTCTTACAGCTGGGAATATTACAAATGGATATATCGACCTAGCAGCCACAGCTGATAAGATTATCGAAGTTACTCCAAAAGGCTTCCCTCCACAGCATCCTGTAGACGACTACTCTACTAGCGTAGTATCTTCAGTTACTAGAATTACATTTGCTGGAGATATGTTAACTTTAGTAGCTGGAGATAAGCTGAAGGTAGCTTACTCTATCTAAAGGATATTTTAAATGGCCCTTATAGTAGATAAGGCCGTTAGTGTAACAGCTAACGGCATAAATAAAACTCTCTATCAAGCTATCGTAGACGGAAATCTCTCTGGAGGAGGTGGCTCTGGAGGAGGGTCTACTGAGATTTTTAATAATACAATTACTATCGGCTCGGACGCTACTACCATTACTGGAGTAGCTTATTTTAAAGCTCCAAAAGATTTAACTCTAGGAGACGTTAAGCTTCAGATATTTACTAAAAATGGAGTTACGTCTGGGTCTTTAAGTATCGACATAGAAAAAAACTCTACTCCAGATAGCGTTGGTATGACTTCTATATTTTCAGTACAGCCTACTATAAATTTTGCTACAGCCTCAGATTATGCCGAAGATACTGGTACAAAATCTACAAGCGTAGTAACAGCTGGCCAATGGTTAAGATTAGATATTTCATCTATTCCAGCTGGTTTTAGAGGTACTATTTCCGTCATGGTATACGCATAATGAGCTATTCTAGTTTTGCTTCTAAGTCTCGCTCTCAGAAAATTATCTTGGCCCATTTACAGGCCAAGCATAAGGTAAAAGTATTTGAGCTTGTATCTGGTACAATCTATAAAAAGAAAGTAAATCATTTTGTTACCCAAGTAAAAGTTAACGGAGCTTACCTAGTAAAAAAAGATGACATTAATTTGTATAATGGAGAGTTTTATTTTTCTCCAGAAGAAGGTTACATTTACTTAAATATTGGCTCAGCTCCAGAGCTTAGCTCTATTTATTTAACATATAAGTTTTTCTTCTCAAACATACCAGTAAATCTACCTAGCGAAATTACCTATGGAGATGTCGTTCACTACGAGCCAAGAATTAAAGCTATTGGTAACTTAAAGCTAGAGCTTGATTACGAGGCTACTGGTATCGCTATGGAGACTTCTAGCTCTATATCGCTAGACTCTAACGACGGATACTTTTTAGATATATTTGATAAATATATCTGGGAAAATAACCAAGTAAAATTTTGGTCATGGTCTAAGAGTATCTCACTAGACGAAGCTAAGCTTATTTATCGTGGGTTAATTTCTGAGAAATCTTATACTGAAACTGAAGTAAGATTTTCACTTAAAGACGAATTATCTAAACTAAGACAAGTTTTAGATATGCCAAGATTTTCAGAGCTAGACGGAAACCTAGATAGCTCTTTAATTGGTAAACCAAAACGTCTTATATTTGGGAGGGCCGATCAGTTAAGAGTTACAGCAATAGATAAAACGCTAGAAGGTTACGAGCTAACTGGTACTTTATCTGGTAACGCTGATAGAAACCTTTTATCTGGCACTGTATCTGGTACTTTCATAGATAATAATTTAACTGGTACAGTCTCGGCTAACGCTAACTCTACTACCATTACTGGAGTAGGTACTAGCTTTACTACCCAGCTCGCTGTAGGAAACCAAATTAAAGTTATTGGCCCTTCGGTATCCTATACTTTTACAGTCTCAGCAATTACTTCTAATACCCAGTTAACAGTTTCATCTACTATATCGGTAGCGTTTACTGGTTTTTCTGCTAAAAACATGAGCATAGGTAGTAAGGTAATTAACGGAGCTGATACGTTATTTACTACTCAGTTAAATGTAGGTAGTAAAATAAAAGTCATTGGAGCTTTTGTAGATTATAACTTTACTGTAGCTACTATCGTATCTAATACTCAGCTTACAGTTACCGAGTTTTTGCCAGCTTCTTTTTCTGGTTATCAGATTAGGAGCTTAGACGTATTAAATAATATTATTACTGGTACAGGGACTTCTTTTTTATCTGAATTATCTCCAAACGATAAGCTGGTATTTACATTAAACGAAGCAGAGTACGAGTACTCTATAAAAGAAGTTACTAGCGATACTCAGGTCATTATCGACGACGAAGTAGAAACTAACTTTACTGATATTAAAATATCAAACGTACCAGAAATACCTTATAGAAGAAAAAACAGAAGGTACTCTATAGCTGGCCATAAACTTAGAGAGTACAGCGTAACTATTACATCAATTGAAGACTCTGTTAATATCGTAGTAGATGATATTAACGACATACAAACTGGAGACTACCTAGAAATAAAAGGTAACTCTTACATAGTAGTTAGGACTTTCTTAAACAAAATTAGAATTAATCAATCTTTAATTGGTAGCGTAGTCGTAGGCGACTCAGTAAAAAAACTACCAGTTAGTACGGCATTTGCAGACAAGACAAGATTTGTAATTGATAGAGATTTTACAGTAGAAAATAATTTAGACCACGCTGTATTGGTATTTAACGAGTATGCAGAGTTTAACGTAGCTACTAATAAAAGCCCTTCGGTACAGTTTAACTTTACCCAAAACTCCAGAGTAGTCTCTAGCTCTGGGTCTACTGTAGATTTAACTACAATTATAAAACCTAGAGATTTCATTAAGGCCAGAAGTATAAATCTATCAGACTGGTACGAAGTATTATCTGTAAGCTCTACTGAGATAACTCTACGGACTCCGTCTCTGGTCACATTCTCTGGTAATATAAGCTATAAGTCTCCTAGCTATATTAACGATAACTCAGTAGTTCTTGTTAACTGTTTAGGTCTTGATAATGGAGACTGGGTCAGATACCCAGCTAATGCGGTTAAGTATTTGCTTAACTCGATTAACCTAGACGAAATAAATAACGATAGCTTTATCGAAGCTGCTAACGACTGTAACTATGACCTTTGCTTATACTACCCAAGCACTATTGGTAGCGAGCTTCCAAAAATTAGGGACATGATTACCGATATTAACAGAAGCGTCTTTGGTTCTTTGTATTTAGATAATAACTTTCTTTATACTTATAGAATTTTAAACTCTGATAAACCAGCCGACCTATCTCCAATAAAAGATGAAGACATTATAAAATTTAGCGTTTCTACTAAGAATAATATTATTAACTCAGTACTCCTTAACTATGCTCCTTATACCGATTTGGATACTGAGATAGATACCCAAAAGTCTATTCTATTAGAGTCTGATTACGTTAACGAAGCTGTAGAAAAAGAAGAAAGATTAGAAATTACCAGCTATCTTTACAATGAAAAAGACGCTCAAAATATAGCCGAAAGATGGCTATTTTTTAGGTCTCTAACTCAGAGCGTAGTAACTATAGATTCTAAACTTACCTTCGCTACAAACTCTTTAAATGATGCTATCATGCTGGAGTTATCTAAGCTGTATAAGAGATTTGGTAGCTCGACCTATAGAAAAGTAGGTATCATTAACTCTATTACTAAGACTGCGGATACTACTCAAGTACAGATAAACGACTTGGGAAATATCTTTTCTAGAGTACCTTCAATAGCTCCAGATACAGAAGGGGACTACGAAGCTGGTAGTATCTCGCTAGACAAGTACGGATACGTACTAGATAATAGTTTGGAGACTCCGAGCCAAGACGAAGACGAGTTAGAGTCTAACTTAATAGGATAAAAATAAATGGCCTATACTCCTATACCAGAGACCAGTATCCAAGTAGGGAAGAGCTTAAAAAAAGAGCTTTTCCAAGCTATCAGAGACTCTCTAATAGACCATGAAAGTCGTATCGGAGCGTTAGCTTTAGGCTCAGCTCCTATCGAGATATTTAACTTCGACGTATTAAATGCCAGTTCTGCTAGGTCTTTGACTGGCCTTGCTTATTATAGAGCTATGGCTGGGTTTACTATTTCAAAAGTACAGATAGAAATATTTGAAAAAGGTATCGTTACTTCTGGAAACCTAGAAGTAGATATTAAAAAAGGTACTTCGTTAGACCCGACTACTTTTTCAAGCGTACTAACTACATTACCAAATATTAATTTTTCACTTTACCCAGACTATTCTACAGTTTCAGGAGTATTAGATACTCAGAAGCAAGACGTACTAGCTGGAGAAGTTTTACGTCTAGACATAACTAATCTACCAGCGATACCATTAGGTAAGTTTAGAGTATTGGTTTACGGACAAATTTAAGGAGCTTTTAAAATGGCCGCACCTATTATTATTCCTTTTGATAATAACCCAGCAAGTACAAGCATTAAGACTACTTCTTATACAATTCCTAATGGTAAATTTGCTAGAGTTAGAGATATGTCTGGAGATTTAACATTGGATAATAACCCAGTGTACTTTATTTTAACCACAAAATCAGTTACTACTTCATCTAATCAGTATACTTATTTTTACTATATTGATAATGAGGTACATGATTTTGTAATATTTTCTTGCTCATCAACTATATCTAATGCTGGTAACCTACTAAATCTTTATTCTACTGCTGGATGTATTAACTCAGCAGATAATACCTTATCAAGTATTCAAGTTAGCACAGTATCTTCAAACGCCAGCTTTACAGGCAATAGAACAATTAAGTATTTTTATGGTAATAGAAACATACCATTAAGTTATGGTGCATTAACGGCCGCAGCTGCTCCAATAAGAACGCTTGGTTCATGGTCAGTATTATTATCTAGGTCATCTGGTACTGTAGGTTTCAGTCTTCAATTATGTAAATCAGTTTTAGAAGAGTTTTGGATACCTTCTGGGTCTGTTTTATCTGGTACTAAATATCTGGTTACAGAATATAACAATATCTCTTAAAAGGAATTGATATGTTTAGTTTATTTAATAATGATTTGTTTAATAATTTTTGGAGTAATAAAGAAGGCGACATTTTTCTAGAGCCTACTTGTAGAGTTTTAAAATTTGACTTAGGAAATGTAGACCTAATTTTCTACATGGGTCTAGAGCAAGCTCCAGTTGATTACGAGTTTGGAGAAAATAAAGAGCTTAAAGTATTTAAAAAAGTAATTACTCAGGTAGAGCAAGAAAGCGTTAACGAGCAAGGCGAGACTGTAGTTAATGTCGTAGACGTTGAAAGCTTAGAGCTTGATAAAGTTTATGCTCCTATTATGTACTTTAATAAAGGTATCGTGGTCAGGCCATGCTAACGGAACAGCTTAAGCAAATTATCTACTGGGTAAGCTTAGGAGCTTCTCTAGTAGTATATGCTTCAGCTAATTTTTCTACGAAAGAAGAGCTTAATAAGCTGGAGAAGAAGGTAGAGTACCAAGCTACTAAAGAAGACATTAAAGAATTGTCTTTAAAGATTGATAGCCTTACTAACTACCTTTTAAATAGTAAATGATACAATTCAAAAGCGACGAAGTTAAAAACGGATTCGATAAGCTTCACCCTTTAGTTAAAGACCTAGTCGATACAATAGATAAATGGTCTATCGCATTTGACAAAAAGCCAATTACATTAACTGAAACTCTTAGTACTCCAGAGAGAGATAAAGCTCTTAATAGAGTTTCTCCAGCTCACTCTCAAGGTCGAGCTGTGGACATACGTACCTCTGATATGAGTAAGCAGAAAATAGTTATGCTAATGCAAGTATTTACAGAAAAATATAAACATTTGGGTTATGTTAGCCAGTCTGGAGTAAGACGTTTAATGTATTTCCATAATAACGGAAATGGCCCGCATATACACTTAGCTATTGGCATAGACGTAATAGAAAAATACAAGTCAAAATATCCAAACTGGAAATACCCAGTACATAAAAAACCGACAAAGGAAAAAGTATGAAAAATGCTTATGACGTAAAAGAGCTTTTAGAAATCATTAAAGGCAAAGGTCTATCTATTGCTGAAGAGTCCGCTGAAATTGTAGTAGAGTCTGTACTCCAATGGGTAAAAGAGTCTGCTAAACTATCGGCTACTCCTTACGACGATATGGCCCTTATCGTATTACCGCAGCTAGAAGAGTACATTAAAAAAGCTGTAAATAAGATTGACGGCAAAGAAGGCTAATTTTATGGCCAAGTTTTTAGAGTTAATAGTAACTACGATAGTAATACCATTACTCAAAGACTTGGTCTTTGCTCTTATTAACTCGTATAAGATTAGGCAGATTAGAAAGAAGCTCGAAGAAGAATCTAAGCTAAAAGGTCTATCTTATAAAGTTTCTAAGACTGAAGAAGAAATAAAAAAAACATTTGAAAATCTACCATGAAATTTTTACTTCTCTTACTTCTAGCTGGCTGTGCGGATATGCCTACGACTCCAGACGGGCCGCAATGCTCTCCAGTCTTTTACTACTCAGAAGACGAAAAATTTATAAGCACAGAAAAATCATATTGCATTTGTAGGGTCTATCGCTTTAGCCTAGATTATATAGGCCCAGTTACAAGTATAGAAGCTTGGAAAGAGCCTATTCAAGCTTGCGACAGACTCGTAGGCTGGACTCCAGAAGAGTACTCGAAAAAAGCTTCTTACTGGGAAAATGTACGTCAATACATAAAGGATAGATCAAATGGAAATAGCGGTAAACTTCGTAGCAATTCTACTCGATAGCTTCATAGCTCTATTCATTCTATTCTTTTCTCTCTATGCAATCACAAAAATTAAAAACTCCTAACCTAGAAAAGCTTACCCAGCTATACTTACAAGCTAAGGTAGACGGAAATAAAAAGCTAATGGGTTATTATGCGGCCATGATTACCCGATTAGGCGGTAAGATACCTAAAAACTAATATTATCTAGCGGACAAACTTTAGGTACTGGTAGCTTTGTGATGTTAATTAGGGTCATATAACCGCTGTTAGAGGTAGGACGCTTCTCAGCTGATACTTTTACGTTTAAAGCGTCGTTAATGTCTAGGTACTTATAGAGAGTATCCTCAAGCATTTTAAGAGTATTTGATACGTCTAAAGCTGTAAGACTCATTTCTTTCTTTTTGGTATAAAATTCACTCTCTGGTACGTAGATTACTAGCTCAAGTCCAAGAGCTTGTCTTTCTTCTATCCCCTGCAAAAACTCTTCTATCTCTTTATGGTATTTGTCCAGATAACCAGATAGCTTCTTTTCAAATGTAACCGCCTCGCTACTTTTAACCATACGTCTAGAGTACCTATTTATAGTAAATTTCTTATTAACAGATAGAGGTTTCATAGGAATTTGCAAAACTAAATTTTTCATACTCTAATAGTATGTAAAGACTAATGATTTATACAAGGATGTATAGACATAATTTTATCTAATCTGGCCTCTAGCCATAGACTACCTTTTTATCGGGTCTATTCGACTCTTCAAAAAGTATCTACTTATACATATCTAAATTACCCTCCCAGAGTCTCTGGCTGGAGGTTTAAATGATAGAGCTTCATACTATAGCCTCTAAAGTTAAAGACCTTTTTAGAGAGACTGGGAGAGTCCCTACTAGGGACGAGCTAGTAACTTCTGGGATAAGCGACTGGAGTATAAGAAGGCATGGAGGATACAAAAAGATAATCGAAGCTTGCGACATAGACGACTCTCCTCCTCCAATACCGAAAGAAGTTAACGAGCCTAAGATACTTTTACTCGATATTGAGACTTCTCCTCTTATTGTTTATACGTTTGATTTATTCGATCAAAATATAGGACTTAATCAAATCATTAGAGACTGGTACGTTATGAGCTGGTCTGCAAAATGGCTCGGCTCTCCTTCAGATCAGATTATGTATGCGGACTGTAAGGATAATATTGGAGACGATAAAGGACTACTTAGCCAGATATGGCAGCTAATGGACGAAGCCGATATTATCGTAGGACAAAACTCAAAAAGATTTGATGAAAAGAAACTCATGGCCAGATTTATTATTAATGGGTTTCCTCCTCCCTCTTCTTTTAGAAGTGTCGATACTTTAGAAGTAGCTAAAAGAGTCGCTAAGTTTACGAGTAATAAATTGGCCTATACGACTGATAAGCTATGTACCAAGTTTAAAAAACTCGACCATGGAAAGTATGCTGGTTTTGAGTTATGGAAAGCTTGCGAAGCTGGAGACGAAGACGCATGGTTAGAAATGAAAAAATATAACCAGTATGACGTATTATCTCTAGAAGAGTACTACTTAAAGCTTAGACCATACGATAAACGTCATCCAAACTTGAACGTCTTTGGAGAGATTAACAAATGCCTTTGCGGCTCTGTAGATTTTAAGGAGCATGGTAGGCCAGTCTTTGAAAATAGAGCTATCTGGACTAGGTTTATTTGTACTAACTGTGGAGCTGAGTATAAGGATAAATCTTTTAACCTTTTGACAAAGGAAAAAAGGACTTCTCTTCGTGAGTTAAGCTTGACATAATTTAAGAGTCTAGCCTCCGTCTCAAGACTAGACCCTCTATGTTGGTTAGGCTAGAGTCGAAGGAATGACCTAGCCTTTCTTTATAGCAGCAAACTCTTTTATCATATATCCTTTAGCTTTTCTATCTTTTAGAAAGTAACCAAAGAAAATTCCCAGTAAAAAAATAATAAGTTTACCAGACTCATCTATCATTATTAGTCCTTTGATATTTCGTCTATGTATCGTAACAAATCATTAACTCTCTGTATCTCTCTTTCGTGGTGAGCTTTATCCTCAAGAAGTTTATTTTTTAAATTTATCGCTCTAATAATACCACCATGAGCATTTAACTTCTCTTTACTTGCTACTAGTTTATTTAAACGCTTTGCATGATACCGAGCTGTAGTAAGGCTACAGCCAGCTCTTCTGGCCGCTTCAGTAGGGCCAGCTCCAGACTTAAGAGCTTCGATTACTTTTTCTTTAATGTTACTTTTTTTATTAGTCATGGTTTCCTCCATTGGTTTTAACAATTGGAGTACCATAGATTTATTCTAAATGGACTTAAGACTATATTAATTACAGAGCTGTAAAAATTTAACGCAAATAGTTTGTACTTTGTAAGGTACAGAATTTTCTTTACCAGCTGGGTTATTATCCCCATGCGAGTAACCTAAAACATGGGTAGACTCATGGCATAGCGTAGCTACCATATCATCTACTGGTCGTGGGTTATGCCGCAAGTTAAGATAGATTTTATTCTTTTCTTTTGGGTAGGTAGTAGCGACCGCTTTAGTAAAAGGGTTTTTAGATTTGTAAGTAGCTACCTTTATCTCTGGTAATGCTCTTAGGTCTTCAGCTACCTTTGAGCTTGTATTATTTGTATGGGTAAATTTTGGGTAAAGTTTTACCTCGTTTAAAAACTCTTCTCTCTTAAGTACGCAGTTAGCCTTTATAGCTACAATCTTTAGCCAAGGCTCTGGAGTAATGGCCGTAATAGAAGCATGGGTAAAACTGATATAAAAAAAGACTGTAGTAATTAAAATTTTCATTAGAATAAACTTTTTATTTTGGTTTCTAGAGGTAAGTCGCATAGCTCAGTAGTCCCAAATTTCTTAACTGTAACCATATCTTTTTTATCTGGGTACTCTCCAGATAGCTCGTAAGTTTTACCAGTTTCTAAGTCGTCAAACATGACGTAAGGGAAATCTGTATCAAGTAATTCTTTAATAGTTTTTGGCTCTGGCATTAAATCTTTTACTACATTACATATAATTTCTGAAGACATTGACTTAAGAGATTCTGGCATAGCTGATAGCCAAATCATTTCTTTATAATATTTCTTTTCTGTATCAAAGGAAAAGGCTTCGACTACTACGCTGCTTATTGTTACTTCTTTTTGTTCTAACTTCTTTAGTATTGGTATTAGCTTCATAATCCCTCCAGTTATTTTCGACTTCAAAAAATTCTTCTAAGTTTACTTCTGGTAGCATTGATTTTAGCAAATGAAGACAAGCGTAGGTATCGGCTTCAGCTTCATGGTGGTTACTCAAATCATACTTATAAAAAGAGCATAAACTTTTTAAATCATAATCGCAAGATAAGCTTAAGTACTTAGCGAGAGAGTGAGTAGAAATTATATGACTCGACGGACAAGCTCGATAAAGGTCGTAATGCTTTCCTAGATATAAAAGATTACTTACCAATACTGCGTAGTCATAGCTTGAAAACTTACCAAATATTTTTCTATTGGCATGACAAACAAAATAAGACGGCTCAAGTTTACCCAGCCAAGAAAGTAAATTTTCCATAGCTTCGCTAAACTCTGGGTACAAGATTGTATCTACCAATTTGATACCATGTATTGAGCTTGCCTCCTCCGCTTCAGAGTCCCAGCTCTGTGGCTTAGATTTAAGACTATACTGGTCAATGATATTAAAGCTTAGGTCTAGATACAAAAAATGCCCAGATAGTATCTGAGCATTTAATGGGTTTCTATTAGTGGCTTCAATGTCTACTACTAGAAATCTTTTAAGCTTCATTCTTAGACATAAATCTAAAGTCTGATACTATAACAGAGAAACGCTCGGTATTTTCTTTATCTTTTCTAAACGAGCCTCTACCCTCTACCCATAGTACCAGTCCGTCTTTATGATATTTTTTTAAAAGCTCTGCTTTTTTACCAAAGGCCAGACAGTTAAACCAGCTTGTATCTCCCTTGGCTTTTCCATCTTCGTCTTTACCTGTAGAGTCCCAAGTACGGACTGTAAAAGAAACCATAGGCTCTCCGTTAGAGGTATCAATGTCTCTTAAATTATATGTACCGCCCATAAGTAATAGCTTGTTAAATGATGACATAATTTCTCCTATTTATTTTTGTTTATCCAAAGACTAGCTTCTTCGCTAGTCGTTATGTTTGGTATTTCCAAGTTTTTATTCTTGCAAATCTTTTCAATAAAAGACTTTTGACTTACAGACATTGGTTTACCTTTAGAAAGAGCTGGTTTATTTACTGGTAAAGCTGGGTCTGGTCGAGTTTGCGGAGTTTCTTTCTTTTCATAATTAGAGTTATCGTCTGCGTCTTTAACGTCGTCTAGAAGAAGTAACCCAGCCAGAGCATACTTACGAGCGTATGAGCTAGTAGACCCAGTAAGTTGAGCTGAGTCCATACCTTTCTTCTCTAATGACTCTCTAGCAAAACCAGTAGAGCTAATACTGGTCGCTCCGTCTGATATAGTAGCTGTAGCTTTCACATAAAACCTATCGACGACGTTTATAATATCGTCACTAATAACCAGAGTTACATTATGTTTTTTTAAGTATGGAGTTACGGCCGTTAAAATGTCTTCGCATGAGCGATAATAAAACTCAGAAAACCTATTCCATTGTCCTTTTGGTACGCTAATATCGGTCTGAATAGCTACCAGCTTTTCGTGCAAAGTCATTTCTTCTCCTTTGATTTGAGCTGGGTAATGTACTCTCCTAGCTCTTTAGCAAATTTGTCTAATAGCTTCTCTTCTACTTTCAGCTTCGGACATTTACAAGGAGACTGTGAAATTATTTCATCATTAATGATAACTAGCTCGTACTCGGAGTTACAATTCCTACAGAATAAAATTTCTTCGTAACTATTCATTTTACCTCCAGCTCTTTTAATGATTCGATAACATCATCAACCGTTTCTTCATACCCCAGTGCAGATATAAATTTTTTAAGCTTGGCATTTTCAGCTATCAGTTCAGCAACCCTTTCCTCAAGACAAGTATTTTTTAAATAAATTGGAGTATCTTTTATTTGCTCAAGCTCCATGCCTAATTTGTCAATTTCAAACTGAGCTTTATTACGTTCACCCTTAATTGTCATTATTTCTAATCTTAACTCTTTGACTAGTGCTGCTTCAGAGCTTGCGGCTTCTCTTGCTAGAAATAATTCTTCTTGGAGTTTTTCAATCTCAGCAATGGATATATGTCTAGTTACTCTGCCGTCTTGCTCAATTGTCCAGTAAGTTACATTTTTTAAATTATCAATCTCTTTCTGCTTATACTCGCAAGCAGCTTGCCATGCTATTCTCATGTCATCAATTACAATAGGTTTGTGAATAATTGGATAAAATGACCAATCCAGCAAGTTTATCCATTTCTCAAACGCTTCATTGTCTTTAGTGTTCATTTTTAACCGCCATAAATTGTAAAAGGTTTTTATATCCAAAAATAATTTTAACTTCTTTATTATTGGACACTTCATAGCAAGAAACTCCAGCTTTTCGGAATTTCCTAATAACTAACCAGTTACTCATGATAAATACCTAGGGCCTTAGATAGCTCTACCAATAGACGCTCATTAGCTTCGTGTAATTTTCCATTCTCATCTATAATGCTATCGAGTTTTTCAGACTGGTAAGAGTTAACTCCTTTTAGGTATCTGATTATATCTTGCTGGTCATCTATAACAGTTTTAGAAATTTCATAACCAACTTCAATAAACTCTAAAAAATTTTTGTAATGCTCAAACTTCTCGAAATTGTTTTCACGTAAACAGAAGAGCCAGTCTTTAATTACTTCGTTCATTCTACCTCCTAAAGTGAATAGCATTTATCTACAGAGTAATATGGTTTACAGAGTAATATAGCTACGTCGTTAGTTACTTGTTTGTTACTCATTTCCTCCGCTTGACAGGCCAACATAGCTTCTTCTTTGGAGTAACAGCGTTTACCTTGTCCGCATGAGACAAATAAGATGAGTAACGTAAAAGTTACAAGCTTCATAAATGTTTCCTTGGTTGTACTAATTGTACTACCAATAGAGAAAGCCATGTAAGAAATTGTAAATTTTTTATCGTTTCCAATAACTTTAGCCAAACATAACTTAACCTAAACCAAAACTTAAGCGAGTCGCTTCGCTGTAAAATTTACATATTGGCCAATTTATTTGGCTATTTTCATTCCCCTACTTAGATAGCGACATTACCTAAAAGGTAATTCTGGGTAGGGGTCTTTTTTGCTGGGAGGCAAGTATGGCAAATGGGAAAAAGAATTATTTTAGACATTCTTTCTTTGCTGGTAACGACGATAAAATAGTAACGCTCATAGCTAATTATGGCAAAGAAGCATACTTTCATTACTTCAGATTACTAGAATTATGCGGTCAGTTATCAGCTGAAAAGATGCCTGAAAAGTTTGTTTTTCATCGTCGGACAATCTGTGCGGAGTTAATGGTGACTAACTCACGACTGGGTCACCACTTACTCGCCATGCAGTCGTCACTACTTCTCCAGTATGTCCTGACTCCTGAAAAAGTAGAGATACTTATTCCTAACTTCCCGAAATATTTAGGCAAGTATGAAACCAAAATTTCACCAAATACCTCTAATAAAATAAAAGAAAATAAAATAAAAATAAAAGAAATAAAAGAAGAAGAAAAAACTGAGATAGTTATTTCTGATACTGAGCACAAAAAACCTTCTCCTAGAAGCTCTGATTTTGAAAACGCTCGAAAAGTACTGGGACATTTTAACGCTGCGAACAACAAAAACCTAAAGGACGTAGACTCAAACTACAAAGAAATTTTAGCTAGACTTCGAGAAGGTTACTCGGTAGAAGAAATGCAAAAAGTAATTGATTATGCAGCGAAGGTCTGGAGCAAAGACGACTTTTGGAGCAAGTTTAACCGACCAAGTACGCTTTTCTCTCAAAAGTTTGGCCAGTACCTAGACCAAGCTACTAACCATAAAAAGTCCGCTACTGAAATTTTTATAGAGGAGCTTGAAACCGCTAACAAGTTAGGCGAAAGTACCATGTACGACTGGGCCAAAGAAGCACTACAAGCGGAGAGAGCATGACTTTATACTTCTCAGAAGAAGAGCGTAAGCAGTACGAAGACTCGTTAACTGAAACGCATTTTTACTCTGGTCTAAATTTCCTTAATGCTCATAACGGACTTAGAAGAAAATCTATGCACCTTCTTTTGGGGACTACTGGAGGCGGTAAAAGTACTATGGTACGGACTCTCCTTCGGGATATTATTTTTAACCCAAAAAACGACGCTCAAGTTTCGGTCTGGTTAAGTGAGGAGTCTACGGCCGATTATAAATCCCAAGTAGCTTATGGTTTACCCAGCCATGATAGACTACTCAAGACCCAGCTCATGTCTGAGCTAGAGACCCAGAGAGTATCAGAGCTTCTATTTCGAGAATGGCTAGATATGTTTAGGCCAGACGTTCTGATATTTGATAATATCACCACCAGCCAGCTCTACAATGACAAGACCGCCAAAGAGCAAGCTGCGTTTGTAATGCTGATAAAAAAACTAACAGTAGAGTACAATATGGCGACTTTACTAGTAGCTCATACCGACGCAAAGGCTACTGATACAATGGGCAGACTCATAAACCTAAACGACGTTAGAGGCTCTAAGTCGATAGCTAACTTGGTAGAATTTGCTTACGTGCTTCAGCGTTTTGAGATAGGTACTAATTACTTTTCCTCTCTTAGAGTAGAAAAACACAGAAGCCAAGAACTAAAACATAAACTTTTTTCTCTAAACTATAACAAAGAATTACGCTCTTTCGTAAACGACTTGCCAATACAGTTTGAGAAGTTTAAAGAAATGTATAAAGAGCGTAACAAACTAGACAAGTGAGGAAACCATGAGAGCTAAAGCTGTAGAGTTAGCAAAATTAATTCGAGATAGAAGAGTAGAGCTAGGACTTTCCCAGTATGAAGTTACCGCAGCTCTAGGATATAACCCAAAGACGAGTCAGTTTGTTAGTAATATTGAGCTTGGTAAATGCTCTTTACCTCCAGCTAAGATTAACGCTCTTTCGTTATGCTTAGACTTACCTCGCATAAAAATCTTTCAGGCCATGGTCAAAGATTATGAAGAAGGTATTATGCTAGTAGCCAATGCCCCTATTGTGTATAACCAATAAATTTCTGTAAAAATATTAAATATAACCAATAAATTTCTGTAAAAAAGTTTAAAAATGATTAGCTGCGAAGTATGTATCGAGATAAAAAAACAATGTCCCAAATGTTGCTACGAGTTAGAGGCTAAGTCCGTATGGCTAAATTTAACGGCTTCAGAAAAGAGCCTTTGTATTGCCTACCAGCGAGCATTAAAAACCTCATTAAAGCCAAATAAGAGCTTAATAGACGCTATCTCAGCTATCTACCAGAAGTACCCAGACTTTAATCTTTCCGTAATTCCATAACCCATAGCGTAAAGTAAACCAGTCGGACAAAATTAAACAGTCAAACTTAAAAGACCCAGTTAAGCTTTAATAGTGGACTTGGTTTTAGCAAAGGACTGTTATGCCAAAATTCGTTATGATACTGGGTAGAAAAATACCTATTAAGCTTTTAGAAAAAAAAGAGCTAGATAAGTACATTACTAATGCTGAAGGTATATGGGATACATATACTCGTACAATCTACATTTGCAAAACAGCTCCAAAAGCAGTCCAGAAATACTACCTCTATCATGAGATCGGCCATGCGTTAAAACATTTCGTCGGACTAGACCAAGTCATTAGCCCAGAGGTACAAGAAATAATCGTACAGAGTTACGCTACCCTCATAGAAGACATTGTTAGCCAGCGGACTAAGCTCTAATGGCCCAGATTATTTTTATCCATACTGGGTACTATCCTTCTTTTGAAGAGACTGTAAGACTTGAAAACATACAGCGAGAAATCTCTGGCTGGAGAGCTGAACTTGCTAGAGAGTGGCAGTTAAAACGCTTTACCAAGGGAGAAATTTACCTTTCAAAACAGCGTTTTCACCATGGCATAAGAGATAACTGGAGAGTCTACCAAGGCTTTAAAGACGAGATAGCTAAGTTAGAGTTTAAATCAGTAGAGAAATAAGTACTCCCAGTACTGATACCAGTCGTAAGTTAAACCATGACCAAATTCTTACATGATAAGAATAAAGTCAAAGATCAATAACTTAGACCCTAAAAAAACCTTCTAAGTAATTAATACAATAAGCAAATAGAAATATAATTTCCAAGCGTATTACGCTTCATGCTATACTCTTTTCATACAACATAACAGAGAGGTAGCAAATGATTTTCCCAAATGAAATTACTGAAGCCGAAGTTATCTTTGTAAATCACTCAGGCGGTAAAGACTCGCAAGCCATGTTAGCTTACTTACATAGACAAAATTTCAAAGGTGAAATCGTTATCGTTCACTCAGACTTAGGCGAAATGGAGTGGGAAAGTATGGAGTCTTTCATCACTAAAAACTCTTTTGGCTACAAACTTGTAGTAATTAAACCAGAGGAGTCTTTCTTCGACCTATGCAGAAAATATAAAAGACTACCTTCTGGACAAGCTAGATTTTGTACTTCTGAGCTTAAGACGAAACCTATTGGTAAATTTATAAAAAGTTATATGAGCGAAAAAGGTTATACTAAAGCTATTAACTGTATCGGTATCAGAGCTGAAGAGTCTAGAGCTAGAGCAAAAAAAGACCCATACAAGAAGTCTAAGCTCTCTACTAGAAAAGTATCAGTAATGGAATGGTATCCAATTTTTAACTATCGCATACCAGAAGTTTGGTCTGAAATTAAACTGGCTGGTCAAGCTCCGCACCAAATCTACAGCCAAGGCTTCTCTAGACTCTCATGCGTTTTTTGTGTCTTTGGTAGAGTAGAGGAGCATAGAATGGCGGCTAAAATGAGACCAGAGCTATTTAAAAAAATGGTAGCTCTAGAAAGAGAGCTTGGTAAAACTATCAGAGTAAAACAAGTAAATAAAGTTAAAGTTAATAAGTACCTTGACGAGTGTTTTGCATAATTAAAAAAGGAGCATGGTATGAAGGTTAAAAGTATAAATGGAGTTAACATGAAAAAGGAATTATCAGATTATTTTTTAGTAAAGGTTAGACAAGGAGAGTCTAACTATAAAAAAGACAAACTACTTTCCCAAGTCGCTGAGTTTAACGAGGTAGTTATTTATGAGCATGACGTTTATAAGTATTATTACGCAGTACCTTATTATGCTAAAGACATTATAGCTACTGGTCTATTAGAGTTTTTTTATAATGATAACTACGAATATACAGACGAGCAGTTAAAAGACTTTAAAGAAGAGTATAAAGAGTATTTTGAGGGGAAATAATATGCCAGCTAAAAGAAAATGGACTGAGCCTACCAAGATAGTTTCGATAAGACTTGAGCCAGCCAAGCTGGAGGAGATTAAAGAAGTATTTGGAGGTTTACAGGCTTGGGTAGATATTTGTATCGAAGCATTAGAAGAAACTAAAAGAAACCAATATAAAAAAATAAAAAAGGAAAAAGTATGAAATGGTTTTTATTTTACGACGCTGTAAATAACAAAAATTTTTTATTAGGTTTTAACAGAAAGAGAGAATTATATTTTGAAAATGAATTTGGTACTCTCCAATGTCTTGAACCTGAAAAGCTATTGGCCCAAATTTACCTCGAGGTACAAAAAGGACAAGTCGTAGACATTGGTAAACTATAAATCGCAATTATTATACTGGGAGTCTTGGTAGATTATAATTAGCTCTGGAATATTATCTGGAGTTCCAAGCTCCCAGCTATAAGCTTCGCTCTCTTCGTATACCTCAAACTCTTCTCTTTCTACTGGCTCGTTAGTTTCTATACGCTCCGCTTCATTCCAGTTTTTTATCATGTAGTTTAATAGCAAATCTTGGGTACTTGCTTCGGTAGGTAATAGGAATAGTAAAAGAGCTATACAGAGCCTACTCATACTATTAGTCTATTGGTATAAGAAATACTAAGTCTAGAAGTTTGACATAGCGTTACAGCTATTACTACTCTAGAGAAGTAAGCGAAGGCTTACAAACTAAAGCGAAGGCTGTAAGTATGAAAGAAGAAGTCCTAGAGCTTGGAGCTTGCCAAGCGGTATTATCAGGTATCTCTACCAGAGTAGACGGCTCAGTTACAATTAAACTAGAAATTAACCCAGAAGACCAAGACCTAATTAATAGGCTAATGAATTGCTATTTGGCTGGTATGAAAGTCTTTACTGTGGGCTTCGTAAGGGAAGCATGAAAATACTAGCTATACTGGGTATATGGACTGGCATAACTTCGATACTAGCAATCTATAAAGGGGTCATGTTACCGACTAAATTTGACTCTTACGCTTTATATTTAGTTATGGTTTTACATTGTTTGGGAGAGTTACTAAATGACGAAAATGGTTAGTAAAAAAAATAAAGCTGTAATGGGTAGACCCACCAAGTACCTACCAGAGTATGCGGATAGGATGATAAAATACTTCTCCGACGCTAGAAAGATATATGAGCAATCTAACAAATTTAAGAGAGAAAAAGAGTATCTAGAGTTTCCCACGTTTGAAGGTTTCGCAGCCTTTGAGCTTAAAGTTTGTGCTAAGACTTTAGATAACTGGAAGGCCAATCACGAAGAGTTTTTACAGGCATATATTATTTGTAAGCAGATACAGGAGCATATCTTGATACAAGGAGGTCTTAATAGAGCTTACGAAGGTCGCTTCGCTATGTTTCTATTAAATGCAGTATCTACGACATATCGAGAAAAAGTAGAGCATACAGTAGACGATAACGCTAAAAATCTGATTAAATTAGCTTACTCTTTACCAGACAAAACTAAGGACGAGTAATGCCAGTAGATTTTAGAGTAGTGCGACTTAAGAGAATAGCTGAGTTAACCAAAGAAAAAAATAAGATTGAAAGTATGCTCGTTAATGGGCCATTTAAATTTATAGTAATTACCGAAATGGTAGATTACTTACTTCATTTAGAAAAAGAAATTGAGATACAGAAAGCTTATCTTGCCATAGAAAAGTAATATAGCTAGGAGAGAGTATGCAAATAGAGAAACTAACTATACTTCTATTAGTGTTCACTCTCCTAGTCTTTACCTTTGTTAAAAAATGAATGACGTTAAAGTAGCCAGTCAAGTACCTACTCTGGGAGAGTTTAACCCATACCTAGTACCATATCAGATAGAAGTAATTTCATTAATCAGACAAGAATATAACTACAATTTAGGCCCGTTAGAAATATTACTATCTGGGTCTGTAGGCTCAGCAAAAAGTTTACTTCTAGCCCATTTGGCCGTTACCCATGCTTTAATGTACGCTGGGGCTGGTATCTTAGTAGGTCGTAGAGTCCATAAGGATATGAAAAATACAATATGGACTATGATACTAAAGCATTACCCAGAGCTAAGACAGTATTGGAATAAATCAGATACGACCATACGACTACCAAACGGCTCTATCTTTTATGGAGTGAGCTGGGATAAGGGAGACTATGAGAAGTTTCGTTCTTATGAGCTTAGTATGGCGGTTATCGAAGAGCTAACAGAGAATGATAGTATCGACATGATAACAGAGATACGTATGCGTTTAGGTCGCTCTCAAGGAGTAAA